GGCAAATTCAGCTATCGAATTAATCCAAGGAGGAGCAAAGATTGTTTTAGCAAGTGGTGATGTATTAGAAGCCGTTAGTGATACAGCGAGTTCACTAGATGTTGTTTTATCTTACATCGACACAATTAGTTCGTAGGAGGAATTATGACGGCAGTAATAAATGGAGTCCAATACATCGGAGGGCAATACGCTCCAGATGAATTTATAAAAAATCAAGCGGCTACGATCGATGGTACGCAAACAATTGAAAGTGCAGTCCTTGCAGGACCTATAACAATTCCTGCAACTATAACAGTAACAGGAACGTTGGTAATAGTTTAATGAGTAAAATAGAAGTAAATACAGTTGCACCACAATGCGGAACTACCTTAACACTAGGTGAATCTGGTGATACAGTAACACTTGGAACAGGTGCATCACAATCAGGTTTTGGTCGAACAGGAACTGTCGATTGGCAAACAGGATCAATTAAAACAGCTACATTTACAGCAGCTAATGGTGAAGGTTACTTTTGTAATACGGCAGGTGGTGCTTTTGAAGTAGATTTACCAGCAGGTTCTGCAGGTGCAATTGTTTCTATTCAAGATTATAATAATACATTTGATTCTAATGCTTTAACAGTTGATCCAAATGGATCAGAAAAAATTAATGGTGGTACAGCCGGAGACCCACTTGTTTTAGATACTGAAGGACAAGGAGTAACATTTGTTTATATAGATTCAACGGTAGGTTGGAGATCAGTTCAAGATAATACTTTTGCTACAGCAGGGTCTTCATTTATTACAGCTACAGGAGGCTCAATAACAACTTCAGGTAATGACAAAATTCATACATTTACAGGCCCAGGAACTTTTTGTGTTGCTACTGTAGGAGCTTGCGCAGCAAATAATTTAGTTTCTTATATGGTAATTGCTGGTGGCGGTGGATCAGGTTCAGAAAGAGGAGGTGGAGGTGGAGCTGGTGGTTATAGAGAAACAAAATCTCCTGTTACACCATACACGGCAAGTCCGTTAGATGGTTATCCAACTCCAGGAAATAGAATTACAGTTACTGCAACAGGTTTCCCAATTACAGTTGGAGGAGGCGGTGGAATTAGTGGTTCATATCCACCTTATTCTCACGGTGTAAGAGGATCAAATTCAATTTTTTCAACAATAACGGCAACAGGTGGTGGCGGTGGTAAAGGTGCATTAAAAAATGTTAATGCATGCGCACCAGGTGGTTCAGGTGGTGGCGGAGCACACAGTACAGGTTGTTCAGGTATTAAATGCGGTGGAACAGGGAATGTCCCTCCAGTTACTCCAGCTCAAGGAACTAATGGTGGAGGAGCAGGTAGTCCTCCAGGTCCTAGCGGTGGAGCAGCAGGTGGAGCAGGTGGAGCCGGTGGAGCAGGTACACAAGGTTCAGGAGAACCAGGATCAGGTGGAGCAGGAGGAGAAGGCACAACAAGTTCAATTAATGGAACTCCAACAATTAGAGCTGGCGGCGGTGCTGGCGGAGCTTGGGGAGGCGGTGTTGCACCAAACAACCCTGGTGGTGGACCAGCAGGTGGTGGAGTAGGTGGTGGACCAGGAGGAACTGGAGCAGATTGTTCAACAGCTGGTACAGCTAATACAGGTGGTGGAGCTGGCGGTGCTGGACCAGGAGCACAAGGGCATTCTGGAGGTTCAGGTATAGTAATAATAAGGTATAAATTTCAATAATGACTAGTACAATTAAAGTAGATAATCTTCAAAAAGTTTCAGATGCTTCTAATATAATTAAAAAATGTGGTTCAACAACTACTGTAGGATCAGGATCTGGTAATACAATTGTTGTATGTGGAGCAACAGTTACAATAGGTAGATGTGGTGGTAGTGTAGCTCTTGCATCAGGTGCAACACAATCAGGTTTTGGTAGAGAAGGTTCTGTAAATTGGCAGACAGGTTCGATTAAAACAGGTACTTTTACAGCAACTAGTGGTGAAGGTTATTTTGTAAATACTTCAGGGGGAGTATCAACAGCAAATTTACCTGCTGGATCAGCAGGAGCAATAGTTGCTTTTTCTGATTATTCAAGATCTTTTAATACAAATAAATTAACAATTAGTCCTAATGGTACAGAAAAAGTTGGTGGTGTAAACGCGGATATAGATTTAACTACTCAAGGTCAAGCATTAACTTTAGTTTATGTAGACGGAACACAAGGATGGATAAATGTTCAAAATGCAGATGATACAGTATCTGGATCTCAATTTATAACTGCAACAGGAGGAAGTATTACCACTGTTTGTACCAATTTTAAAGTTCATACTTTTACTGGGCCAGGTACTTTTTGTATTTCAGCAGGAGCAGGTCCATTAGCGGTCGTAGATTATCAAGTAGTCGCTGGCGGCGGTGGTGGTGGCGGCGGAATCGGAGGCGGCGGTGGAGCCGGAGGTTTTAGAGAATCAAAAGTTGCAGCAACATCAGGTTGTTGGTCAGCTTCTCCATTAGCAGCAACATCTTCTTTACCAGTATCTCCTGGTCCAATAAGTGTTACAGTTGGTGCTGGTGGTTCTGGAACAGGAACAGCAGGAAGTGTAATGTCTCCTATTCCTGGTGCACCTGTTTCTACAGCAGGAGGAGTTTCAACTTTTTCAACAATTACATCCGCAGGTGGCGGATATGGTAGACATTATGCAAGTCAACCAAGTCCAACTTTAGGAGGTCCTGGAGGATCTGGTGGAGGTGGATCAGGAAATTCAGCTGGAAATGGAGGACCAGGAAATGATCCTCCTACAAGTCCTGCACAAGGATTTGATGGTGGAAATGGAAACCCATCTAACCCTTGGGGTGCAGGTGGTGGTGGCGGAGCAACAGCAGCTGGTGCTAGTCCCGGTCCAACATCTGGTCCTGGAGGAGCAGGAGCAACAAGTTCAATTAATGGCACACCAACTGCAAGATCAGGTGGTGGTGGCGGTGGCGGACCAAATTATGGTAATCCAAGTGGTGGATCAGGAGGATCTGGTGGAGGTGGTGGCGGAGCTCCTGGATCAGATACAAGTGCTGCAACAGCAGGAACTGCAAACACTGGTGGTGGAGGCGGTGGAGGACAACAAGCAGGTCCAGGTCAAATTGGTGGTGCTAATGGTGGTTCAGGAAGTGTAATAATAAGGTATAAATTTCAATAATTATGAGTGAAATAAAAGTAAATAAAATTAGTCCAAGAACAGCGTGTGGTACAACTGTATTAGGAGATAGTGGAGATACTATTAGTATTCCTGCTGGTGTAACTATATCAAACTCTGGTACAGCATCGGGTTTTGGTTCTACAGGTGAGGTATCTTGGAACACAACTAAAATTACAGCAGACCCTGGTCCTGCCGTAAATGGAGTAGGATATTTTGCAGATACAACTGCTTCAGCGTTTAACTTAACTTTACCTGCATCACCAAGTGCAGGAAATGTAGTTGCTGTTAATGATTACGCAGGAAATTTTGGTACAAATGCTTTAACAGTAGCGAGAAATGGATCTAATATTCAAGGAGCAGCTAGTGATTTTATTTTAGGTAGAGACAATGTAACAGCACAATTTATTTACGTTGATGCTACACAAGGTTGGAAAATTGTATTTACTGGAGATGTTAATGGAGATGGTTTAAAAGAATCATTTATATCAGCAACTGGAGGATCAGCAACAACTTCTGGTAATTTTAAAATTCATACTTTTACAGGACCAGGAACTTTTACAGTTAGTTGTCTTGCAGGTAATCCAGCAAATAATGTAGTAGATTATTTAGTTATAGCAGGTGGTGGTGCAGGCGGATCTGGAGGATTTGGTGAAGGTGGTGGTGGAGGTGGCGCTGGAGGATATAGAGAGTCCCCAGGTACAGCAACAGGTTGTTTTCCAGTCTCACCAAGAGGTGCGTCTCCAGCTGCAGCTTTACCTGTATGTGCTCAAGGATATCCAATTGTTGTAGGTGGCGGTGGAAGTGGTGGAGCTGGTCCAGGTGGTTGTGGTAATAATTCTAGTTTTTCAACTATTACATCTACTGCTGGTGGTGGCGGTGGCGGTCAGTTTAGTGGTCCTACAGGACGACCAGGAAAAGACGGTGGTTCTGGTGGAGGAGCATCAAATGCTGGTTCTGCTGGAAATGGTAATACACCTCCTGTTAATCCAGCACAAGGATTCAATGGTGGAGCGTCTGGTCTAGCTCCGGTTAATTATACTGGTGGTGGCGGCGGTGGAGCTACTGCAGTAGGAGTGAGTGCTACTCCTCCAGGTGCTACTGGTAGTCCAGGTGGAGCTGGTGGAACTTCATCTATTACAGGCTCTCCTGTTGCAAGAGGCGGCGGTGGAGGTGGTGCATTTGGAACTGCTCCAGGTGCAACTTCAGGAAGTGGTGGAGCAGGTGGCGGCGGTGCCGGTGCAGCTTCAGGAAGCGCTGATGGAACAGCAGGAACAGCTAATACTGGTGGTGGCGGTGGAGGCGGTGGAAAATGTAATCCTCCTACAGGTGTAGGTGGAGCTGGTGGATCTGGTGTAGTAATAATTAGGTATAGATATCAATAGTTGAATGATAATTAAAATTAATATATAAGGAGAAACATTATGGCACATTTTGCAAAAATAGGAGCTAACGGAAAAGTTATTCAAGTATTAACTTTGAATAATTCTGATATGCTTAACGCTGATGGTGTTGAGGATGAAGGAGTAGGTCAACAATATTTAGAACATCACAATAATTGGCCTGCACAAATGTGGATTCAAACATCTTACAATACATCTGGCAATCAACATAAAAATGGTGGAACACCTTTAAGAGGCAACTACGCAGGTATAGGTTATGAATGGGATGAAGATAATAATATTTTCTGGCCTAAAAAACCATACGCATCTTGGGTAAAAGACACTACAATTGCAAATTGGAAATCACCACTAGGTGATGCTCCTGCTTTAACTGCAGAACAACAATCACAAAACGAAGCTGGCACAAATTCATGGGTTTATGAATGGAATGAAGCCAATCAATCTTGGGACTTGACAGATCATAGAGCATAATTTAAAAAGGTATGTGGTATGCAAAAGAAAGAAGCTATAATTTATCCATTATTTTCATTACCTTTAATGGCTATGTCTTTAGACATAGATAATGATAAACTTTTAAAACATATAAAAGATATTACATATAGAAATAATATTAATTCAGACAAAGCTTATTTATCTAAATCTGTTAAAATATTAGAAAATAAAAAATTAAAAAAAGAAAAAGAAATTTTTTTAAAAGCAATTAAAGAATATTTAAATGTATTAGGATACACACAAGGTTTTAAAATTTTAAACTCATGGTCTACTAAAGTAAAACAAGATTATCAAAGTCAACTACATGTACATACTAATACTTGGATAAGTGGAGTTTATTATACACAAAATAATTCTTCTATTAGATTTATTAAAAATTGGGCTAATAGTTCTTTTTTTAATTTAGAATTTAATAACTCAACAAATATTTATTCTGCTACTAAATGGGATTTAAAAGTTAAAAAAAACACTTTACTAATATTTCCTAGTGAACTTCAACACAAGATTCAAAAAAATACATTAAAAGACGATAGATACTCAATAGCGTTTAATGTGTTACCAATAGGCAGTTTTAACAAAGGACAGGACAATGAAATCACTTATAACTAAAAACATATTGTCAGAACAAGCATTATATTTTGGTGATATAACAATGCCTAAAGATTGGAATATTGACCGAAATAAATTACAAAATGATATTTTAAAATCACACGTTACAGATTCACCTTTTCCATTTTCAAGAACTTGGGATATGTTAAATACATATATGAGAGATTATGTTAATCTTGAACATGGTATCAATCTAGTTAACAAAGAAATATGGGGAAATGTCTATAAACCTGGGGAAACTACAATACCTTTATTAAATATAGATCCTGTAGATCTACGTAACTCACCAGACTTTACATTTTTATATGGTGTAAATGTTAAAAATTGTATGGTTAGAGTGCATTATGAGGACAACAGACGTAAAGGTAGATCTTGGGATATACCTTTGACAGATAATAAATTTATAATGTTTCCATCAACTTGTATGTATTACATAACCAATAATCAAAAGGATAGTTTAAATTTTGTACAAACTATAACGTATGAATATATTTGATAATTTTATAAATAAAAAAGAATGTAAAAATATTAACGAAATGTTTTTAAGTAAAAATTTTCCGTGGTACTACTCAAAAGATCAGACTAATTCTAAAGATACCTCTTTTATGTTTCATATTTTTTATAGGGACAATCAAATAAACACTCAACATTATGATTTAATTGAACCTATTTTAAATAAATTAAACCCTAAAAAAATATTAAATATAAGAGCTAATCTATGTTTTAAAAGACCATCAAAATGTGGTTGGCATGTGGATAAATGGTCTCAAGATTTAAAACACACAACAGCTATTTATTATGTTAATACTAATAATGGTTATACAGAATTTAAAAATAAAAAAATTAAATGTAAAAAAAATAGAGTTGTTGTGTTTGATGCATTTAAAAAGCATAGAGCTCAAATTCAAACTGATAAAGATGTAAGAATGGTAATAAACTTTAATTATGAACTTAACTAATTATTATTGGTATTTTAGCGGTGCTCTCACACCTAGATTTTGTGATGAAGTAATTAAATATGCTAACGCACAAAAAGAAGTTATGGCTATCACAGGTGGTTATGGAATAGAAAGAGATTTAAATAAAGAACCATTAAATAAACAAGAAGTTAAAAACGTGCAAAGAAAAAGAAAATCAGATTTAGTGTGGTTAAATGATACTTGGATATATAAAGAAATACACCCATATGTTCACGAAGCAAACAGAAGGGCAGGTTGGAATTTTGATTGGGATAGATCAGAAAATTGTCAGTTTACAAAATATAAGTTAAATCAATATTACGATTGGCATTGTGATAGTTGGGATAAACCTTATCAACGAGACGATGTAAATAATCCAGAACATGGAAAAATTAGAAAACTTTCTATGACTTGTCAGTTAACTGATGGTTCAGAATACACAGGAGGTGAATTAGAATTTGATTTTAGAAACTATGATCCACATATGAGAGAC